TTGTAAAAATAACTTTAAGTATTTTATCTTTAATGGTGTAATGTACAACTCTGTTCCGTCAAAGAGTTCAATAATTGAGGTTTTGTATATTTCTGTAGGCATTATATAAGTATACCAAATAGAAAGGCCCAACCCCGAAGGATTGAGCCTCTCACATATTAAGTTGTATTATACTGCTGCTGGAATGGTACGATCTACGATCTTACCGTATGATGCGTCATCATTTGGAAGAAGACGGAATGATACTTCGAACATTGTCGCTTCATCTCTCTTTGCAGATACTGTTACGCTTTCGATTGAAAGTGCACGGTATGCTACATAAACTCTCTCAAGTTCGTCTGATGCTGCACACTCGCCTGTACCTGGACCAACTGCAACCAAACCACGTTCGACTGGGCATTCGCCGATGTCTCCTGCTGAAAGATTAAGTGTTGGGTTTCCTGATACTGTAGATAGATCTGCGTCCTTGCCTGCGAGAGCAAAGAGAAGATTTTCTAGTGTTGATTCTGCGAATGTAGTATTTAGGTTTACCTGCATGCCTTGCTTGAACAACTTAGCAACGTCAAGAACCTGATCTACTGCAACCTCACCAAAGTCAGGCTGGAATTGAATTTCCAAACCGTTCATTGTATAACCAACGTTACGGAAATCTGCATCATCAGACAAAGTTGTCTTGTATGATACATCATCTACGTATGCTGGAAGGGCTGCGTCTGTGAGTACGCCTGCTTCATGTGTGAAGAGGGCTGCTGCTCCAACAATAATATTGTTGCTGCTACCACGTGTATATGCCATATATTTCACCTCTTTTTTTCTTATGGATTAAAAGGGCTTGTTTCCTCGTATCAAGTATAACATGCCTTTTTATGGGTTTAAAATTGAATTGTCTTGGTGATACTCAAAGTCGATGATTATCTTGTTACCGCCATAGGTACGGGCTGTGCCAAAATCAATAATGTCTCTTACTTCTTCAAGTTGGTAAACCTTGAACTTATGGAAAAAGAACTTGCACTCTAAAGGCTCCAGACTTCCAGGGATAGTCTTTCCCCTTGCCCAAGCGTTAATTTCTTCTGCTGTCTCATCTTCACGGTCCATAAGTCTAAGGACAGCCTCTTGAACTCTAACCATTTGCTCTGTTACACCCTCAGCGGTTGCATAAAAATAATATAATAGTTGCTCTTGCTTGATGTGTGGGAAAGGGGACCTACGCATACGAATAAGTCTATCCCATGTAGCCATAACACCAGCGTATTGATATCTTTCATCATTTACTATAACCCACTGCTCTGTCAGTTCATCTATCGATGCTGGTCTTGAGGGGAAAAATGGCATTGGAACGTCTGCTAGTTCTATGATCTTTTCCTGAAGATATGTATTTATCCATAATATAGGAGTATTAAATGTTGATGTTGATTCTGCCATTATCTAACCTTTCCTGCATCTGCTACCCAGCGATATCCTGTCTTAAGACCTAAAGCCCTACCGCCTCTTTTTGCAGAATTAAGATTCTTCTTATAGATTTGTGGAGACTTAAAGTACTGAAGTAGTCCGCTTGAATTCAAGAATGACTGTCTAAAGTATACGCCAAAAAACTTGTCTACAATATTCTCAAACTGCCCCTTAGTCTGTCCACCAGGATTATCCACAGTTACCCCTGTAGATGTATAAACCTCTGTGCCATCTATCTCAAACCTTAAAGCATTCGCTCTCTTTGGCACAATAGTAACTGCAAGACCCTCTTCCATTATTTTTGCTTTATTATAAAATGGAACGTTTGATCCTTGTTTTATTGAATTTGATTGTTTTAAAGATGACGTAAAGGTTATTCCCATGCTGCTAATCTTATAATCTAAATCAAACAATCTTGCCTCTGGACTTCCAACTTTTTCCCACTCATAGATATGGTGAAGTAGTTCTGGAGACATCTTTGCATTAATATCAATAAACTGTGCTGCTAGTTCTGATATCATTGGGGCAAGGGATGCATACATTTCTATCTTACCCCTCTCAATGCCCTCTACAAAACCAGTTGAATAGTTTAAGATATTGTTGATTTCTTTTTGAAACTGCTTGCTATCCATTACGACCTTTAACATTATACGTCTACCGCCTGATTTTCAGACCTACGAATTACAAGATTGTAATATTCAATACCGCCGAATGGCCCTACGAAAGGTTCTTGTGTTGCAACCTCAAAGATGGTTGACTTTCCTGATCTTGAACCAGAAGTTTCTGTGTAGATATAATTACAGTTCTTGTCACGAATGTTAGTTAAAATAATGTTTGTTATAGAGTGAGGGGCATCTAAACTTGAAATTCTAAGGTCTGTCTTTACTCTGCCAATCAAGATTGTTTTTTGTGTAATGTTTACGTTTGGCTTAACCTCTTCGTTGCCAGCAGTTCCAGGAGCATTAAAGTTGGCAGCAATAGTCTTGTCTAAAACCCAAGTCTTTTTAACATTGCCGTAAGTTCCTTGCTCAACAATTGGATAGTAAATATCTGCTTGCAGCGGAAATATAAAGTCTGGCTCTTCGCATATCATTAAATTATCCCTGGCTTGACAATGGTCTTAACATATTTGTCAAGTATCTTATCGACTAAGAAGTTACCAGTACCGCCAAGCATCGCCTTATCAAACTGAATTCTAAACTGATCTGTGTTGTATGCTGTAACATATCTCTTGTAATAGTCCAACTTGCCACACTTAAGATCTTCTATTAATAACTTTGTTGCGTATTCAACATCATCAGGGACATTTAGGTATCCGTGATCTACAACAAAGGTATAGTCATATCCTGATGCAAAGGCTATTCCCTCATAGCCATAGTATCCAAGATCTCCGCTTGCAACTGGAAGTTTTTGTGCTGTAGACTCGTATCTATTTCTTTCTCCATCTTGCACTCTTTGAATAGCAGTTTTGTCTGCTGTTATAATATACTCAAACTCATTTAAGTCTGGAGTTGATCTATCATAAACTAGCACGTTATTTTCGTAAACCTTGAATACTCTGTAAACTTTTTCCCATAGTGGGAAGTAGTCTGAACCATTACCAGTTCCGACTATTGTAATCTTTTTGTTATAAAATCCTTCTGGAACAAATGTGTCTATCATTGATCTTGCTACTAACTCTAAAACCTTATATTCAGCAATCTCTGATGCTGTTGTTCCTAGTGTGTTTGGATCTACGTATGGTCTTACTATTTCATAATACTCTTCATGTATTACATTTTCTATACCATCAGATACCGTGTAAAATTCTGCTCTATAGTTTGAATCATATCTTCCAGAAAGAGTTACAGTTAAAATATCTTCTGATGATGACTCTAAAAATTCTAAAGTAGAAGATGAAAGATCCGCCATATCTGTTATTCTTGCAAATATGTCCACACCTAAATATCCTGATGGAACGGTGTAGTTTACAAGAATACTATCATATGGCGGAACTCTCAATATCTCCATTGCTTACTTCCCAAATTCCTTTGCAACTTCTTGTGGTGTTGCTACACGAATGTGTGAACGAGTAAGCCACTTTTCAGCAGCAGCCTTTTCAACAATGTTATAGCCACGGTAAACCTTGCCTACCTCTGACCAAGTAACGTTCTTTGTTGAATAAAGCGCTACAGTATCTTTCTTTGCAGCAGCCTTAGCAGACTTCTTCTTTTCAGGTGCCTTTGGTGCTGTTGTTGCTCCAATAACTCCTGCTGCTACTGATCCAAGTGCCTGAACTTCTTCAGGTGCTTCGTAAACTGGGGCCTCGATTGATTCTTCTTGTGATGGCGCTTGCACTTCTTCTACAACTGCAGTTTCTGCAACATGCTCAACAACTGGTGCTTCTACAACAGGCTCTTCAGCAACTGGCGTTTCAACAACTGGTGCTTCATGTAATGCTTCTTCTACAATTGGATTTTCATTAATGTTTTCCATAATTCCTCCTTGTTAGTATTATATCATTATAAGTAGTAAGGGGAGCAGGAGCGTTAACTCCTACTCCCCCTAAATTGTACTGTTTACAGATTATGCGTCTGCTGCAGCATCAGCGAATGCAATTGCATCCTGCTCTTCCCACTGAATACCGAAGCGTACGAAGACTGTATATTCTACAGTATCCTTCTTTGGCTTGTATTCACGGTTTACAGTGATGTCACGCTGGAATCCCCATACACGGTTCTGTGGGAATGTCAAGTCGACATATCCTGCAGGGTAGTAAGGAACTTCCTGTACGTCAATTCCGAGAACACGTGTTGTACGTGCTCCACCGAATGTCTGCGCTGTGCCATCAAGGTATGCCTGACGGTTTGCAGGTGTACCTGCTGGAGTACCAGCAAATGCTTCTGCAATTGCGTCTGCCAAAGTACCATTGTTCTTAATGATTCCCTGGAACGCATCTGTACCTGCGTAGAACTTCAAGTTAGACTTGATTGCACGGTACTTACGTGGCATTGCAAGAATGATCTTCTGCATTGCATCTGTTGTCCAGTTATCGTTTTCAACTGTAACAACTGCTTCGTGAGCATCTCCGTCAGTCTTTACATGGTTTACGAAACCATTCATGATTGACAAGAAGTTGCCTGTTGCAGCATCACCATTGATTGCAAGGTCTTCGATATCGTTACCGAAAGCATTTGTCATCAAACGGACAATGTGATCTTCTAGTGCTGCACCTTCGATGTTATCTTCTAGTGCTTCTGCAGATACTTCCCAGTCAAGACGAATCTTCTTTGTAGTCAATTCAACCTTTGAGAATGTTGCACCTGCGTTTGTGTAGTCGCCAACTGCTTGCGCTGCTGCACGAATTACACGCTCTCCGACGTTTACCTTTTCGAGTTCCATTGTATTGGCTCTCATAGTAACACGACGGCCATCTTGGGCGAGAATGGTTGCATCCCACACGTAGTCAATAAAACGACGTGCCTGCTCTGGGCGTAGGATACCTGATCCAGCCTCACCTGAAGGGTTAACTGCATTTGGTCCAGATGTAACGCCTGATAGTGCTGTTGGGATATTTCCTAACACGCCACCATCGGTGTAATTACCTGGTACGTTTGAACCTGCGTCTGATCCTGATGCGAATGCACCCTGACCCTGATACAGTCCTGGTGCTGTTCCACCAAGATCACCTGCTGTTCCAGGCTGGTTCTTTTCTATATTTTGTTCCGACATATTGTCACCTCCTGTGATTTTTACTTATTTGTTTTTTAATTGAATAAGTCGGCTGTTTTGAGGAAACTACCGCCCCATAGGGATTTTTCAACCGTTTCAGGCTGATTCTGTACTATCTCGCCGAGATCGCCAGACTTTCGGAAAGCAGTGTCTTGCTC